TCGCCCCACATCTCCACACAAGGTACCTGTACCTGTACTTGCTTGGAATCCATTTCGCCTTTGATGCCGGCGAATGGCAGTTTGATCATGGCCCGCTCTGCCCAGAAGAATGTGTTCTTGGCATTGCCATCAGGTAAGAAACGGAGTGTGGCACTCTGTCCTTCGTCGATGTTCCAGTGGGGGTAAATTGCGTTGTCGCCGCCTTGGGATTGTCCGCCTTTGTTAGACTCTGCGGCTGCGAGTCTTGCACGGATTTCTGCTAAAGATGCCATAATATGATTGTCCTTTCGTTGCCTATTATGATTGTTGCTACTTGCCTAAGTGTACTGCTTGCCTATCACGCACACTTGACTTACAGTGTACGTGGAGTATTTATCAAAGTCAATGCGAGTTTGAAATTTTTTTTTGCCTAACCGCGGGCCAATTCCGTGAGCCGGTTGAGTTCATCACGCTCACGGCTTTCCGAACTCATGTTGCTTGGTTTGGTGCTCATCACACCATCAGTATCAAGATCTTCACTGACTTCGCCACTGAGAGTTTTAACGATTTCGGCCACACGCTGTTCGCTCATGCCATCAGTGCCACGCACACGCGGTATGCCGCCGTGGGCATAAACGGAGAATATGCCATTGGAAATGGGATCGCGATAGTAAAAGGTATTTGAGTAATCTTCTGCGGTAGAAGTATCACGGAATCCTGGCAGCATACGCACGTCCAGATTGCCCACAGTGTGTATGGCACCTTCCGGAGGTGACCGATCCAGACTCACTGGTTCAAACTTCACTGAATCTTCACGTATACGCATGGGCATGACACCACCAGTGGGAGCACCTACCAGAGTCTCTGCCACTGCTGCTGCAGAAGTTGGTGGTTGTGCAGACTGTGTTTGCGACACAGTCTGTGATTTTACGGGCACACCCAGTTCGGCCATGCGTTTCTGCACCCTGGGATCTGCCCAGGCGTTGGCATCTGGATCGGTGAGAGCCATGTCTTCCAGGATGTCAAACAGCCCGTCATCGCCCAGGATGTCATACAGTTGTTCAGTGGCATTGATGGCGTCAGGACCTACAATGAGTTCTTGGCTCATGAGAGCAGACAATCGTTGTTTGGCTTCTGCTGTGTTGGGACGGGCCCAGGTACCTTCTGTGACCGCATCAGCCCAGTTTTCAAATTCGTAGATTTCTTTCATGCCTGTGTCCATTTCTTTCAGCCGGGCCAGCACCGGCAAGGCTTCTTCGATCCTGTGGTCCAAGGTCTGCTCGATGAACATGTCGCGTATGGCTTCCACAGTGACTTCGCTGTCGGTGAATTGAGCAGGATCAAAACTGTCTCGGGCTTCGCGATAGCCACGATGACCGATCATTTGTTTGGCCTTGGCCTTGAGATCCGCGTAGTGCCGCACCGCGGCTTCCACCAAGGCCGCTGCTTCACCATCAAATCCTCGACCACGGGAGGCACGCACGAACCGGCTCAAGGTATGCATTTCGGCGATGATTTTGTTGATGTGCTGGCCGAAAGCATCATAGGGTGTGCCACCTTCGGCCACGTGGCGTGCCAGCATGCGACCATGTGTGAGGCTGCGGCTGGGCACACGGAAACGCTCGCCTTCCGCGGTTTCCACGAACAAACTTTCTATGGCTCTGTAGCGTGCCTCACCTTCGGCGATGTCGCGGCTGTGCCGGATCACCAGGCGTGCGTTTTTGGGTTGATCTGAATAGCTTACCTTGCGTGTGCCATAATAGCCTTCGAACAGACCTTCCTTAATGGCTGCCATGCCCTGCATGGTATATTTCAGCCGATTCAAATTGCTGATCTCAAAGGTCAGTAAGTTGCGTGTGGCGAACTGTTTCATCTGTTCCAGGAACTGGTACCAGGACTGTTTGTCGTCGCCTTCCATGCTGCGGCCCAGATTGTCACCAAAGTATATCTCCAGTTGATTTTCTGCACCCAGCAATGCCACCACTGTGCCGTAGTTTTTGTCCGCGGTCTTATAATCAAAACTGAACAGTTCGGCTTGGCCGGGATCTGTCACGGCTCGTCCTTGGCTGTCCAAGATTTCAGGCTCAAAATCTCTGGTGACCAAGAGATTGTACAGTTTATTAGCGGTGGTATTTTCCATATTTCTTATTTACCTAACCCATGCTCATCACAAAGGGCAAGGGCTCGATCATGGTTTCGGTGTGATCTCGCATGTGTGAGTCCAGATCGCTGTGATAACTCTGCAGGATCTGCAGCATGCGGATCACCAGCAAGGTGGCCATGACGAGATCGTCGGTTTCGCCCTGCTTGGCAGCATAACTGGTGCCCGAGGCCACAAAGGTCTTGAACTCTGATATGAGGCTGCGGCTATGTACCCGCATGCGATTGCTTTCCACTAGATGCTTGAGTTTGGCACAGGCCGCAAGTTTGGGCTTGTGCGTGGTGTTGAATCCCTTGCGGAATCTGCGACCACTAGATCCACCGGGTTCACTCAGGAAATAGCCACGGATGTTTTCTTCGCCGTACTCTGCGATGGAGATCAAAGCGGCTTCCCCTATGCTGTTGTTTTCCACGGTGTAGTAGATGACCTTGTCATCTCTGGTGATGTCGTGGATGTGCTGGATGATGTTTGACAGTATGCGTATCTGCGTGGGTATGTCCGTGCGGTTGTGTCGCCATTCGGCCACCTGTTCCGTGGAGTTGGCTTCGAACACCTGTATGGCCGCAGGATCGCCACCAGTGCCCAGGCTGGGATCCAGACCCACCACATAGATGCGGTCCTTCTCGGGCTTTTTATACCAACGCACTTCGCCGGTCTTGTATTCGGGTTCTCGGCCTTGAAGATCAATCAACTTGGCCGGTGCGATCAAGGTCTCATCATTGATGATGAATTCGCAATCATGTTCACGGCGGAAACGATCAGTGCCTAAAGCCGCACGCTGTTGTTGTGCCCAGGCTTCGTCACGGTCCGGATGCTCGTTCCAGAAACTGCGATAGGCCCGGAATCCGTTCATGCCCACGTCAGTGGGATTGCCGTATTCATCCTCGCAGCGATTGGCACCTTTCCATAACAGTGCGAACTGATCTTCGTCGGAGTTAGGGGTTGATGTGATGATGGCCTTACCACCAGTGGCCAAGGTGGGAGATATAGAAGTCCAGAACTCTGTAGCTATGGTGGGACGCACGAAGGCAAACTCGTCGGCGTAGAGCAGGGAGATTGACATGCCTCGGCCGGTGTTTTCTGTGGTGGTGGCCGACACTATGCGGCTGCCGTTGTCGAATGTAAGGCTGCCTTTGTTGTAGTCCACTGCTCCAGCACGGATGTGATCGGGCACTGATTCATAGGCATAGCGTATCCGCTGCATGATCTCCTGGGAACCGGTGTACTTGTGTGCGGCCACCAGGATAGTGGAGTCTGGTCGGAACATGGCATACCACAGCAGGTAGCCTGCCGCCGATGTGGACTTGCCGGTCTGTCTAGGCATCATTGATATACTAAAACGATGATTATGATAAGTTTCAATCAGCCGGCGTTGGTAGGCATAGGGATGATACAGCATGCGACCCTGTGTGGGGTGCTGTATGTAGAAAAAGTTGTCCATGAAGTAGATCGGACCGGTCACAGGATCCGCACACTGGCGGAATTCATCGATCTGCTGTTGTGTATAGATCTGTCGTTGGTGCGGTGATTTGACCAGCACCACTTCATTGGCTTTGCCCATGCCTTTATTTACGGTGGATCAGTTGCACCATGATTGTTTGGCGTCGCCGTAGTATTCTCTGGCAAATCCGTTCTGGATCAGGCCCGCACGTACGCTTCGACCATCCACCAGGATGTCTCCCAGCACACGACCACCAAACTTGTCCCAGGCATACAGCGTGACCTGGAACCGTGTTCCTGATGCTATGAGTTGCTTGGTCCAGGCCGATGCGGCTTCACCACGCTGTGCTTCCGTAGGGCACTGTGCCCTGTGGCCTTTTTCCGGAGTATCAACACCATAGATGCGTACTGCCAGTTCGGGTTTCAGCGGTGCTGGCAAGAAGCGAGCCGAGATCACTATGGTGTCACCGTCTGATACACGCAAGATCTGCGTGTCGTAGGTCTCACCGCGAGGCGTTTTCTGTGCCAGGGCCGAGCCCATCATCACAAACGCTAGAAATATGGCTGCTGAGATTGTTTTCATGATCTTCCTTGATGGTTTTACACTGCG